GCAGAAGAGCAAACAAGAGCTTCAGGAACAGTACGAAGAGTTCCAGAACCGTATCCGCCAACAGGAGATCGGTAATGAAGCACTCAAGGTTGCCTCTGAACTCACCCGCGACACAGCACGGGGAGAACTGTTACAGGAAAAGGCCATGCAGTATGCCAAGTACAGCGACGATGGCGTGACTTTCGAGCTTGGCGGCGTGCCAGTGGACAAGGATAAACTTCTTAGCCACTTGCGAGAGAAATACCCGTTCCTAGTAGACGGATCGGGTGCAACCGGAGGCGGGGCTTCTGGATCGAATAACGGCGGGGCCGTAAGCAACAAATCATTTTCTGAAATGAGTGGCGCAGAACTCACAGAACTTCGGGCAGAAAACCCGACAGAGTATCAGCGTCTTCGAGATGAGTTTTACGGCCAACGATAGGAGATAAACCACAATGGCTACTACTCGACTGAGTGACATTATTGACGTCACAGTATTCCGCGACCTTCCTCCGGTAAACGGCCCAGAGAAGACGGCTTTCTTCGAGTCTGGTGTTGTTACCCGCAACGCTCTTCTTGACGAGCTTGCTGGTGCTGCCGGTAAGACTGCCGAGCTTCCTTTCTGGAAAGACCTTGATGGCAGTGTAGAGGTCAACTACTCCACCGACGATCCTAGCTCAACTGCTACGCCTCAGAAGGTTGTGCAGGGCGAGCAGATCGCGCGTAAGGCATTTGTCAACCAAGGTTGGCAGGCTGCTGACCTAGCAAGTGAGCTTGCTCTGGGTGCCCGTGCTATCGATCAGGTTCGTAACCGTACCGACATGTACTTCGAGCGTCAGTGGCAGCGTCGTCTAGTTGCTACCACGAACGGCATCATTGCCGACAACGTGGCTAACGACGGCGGCGACATGGTTGTCGATGTTGCTGCTGATGCTATTGCCAATCAGGACGCAGGCACGAAGTTCAACCGTGATGCTTTCGTAGAGGCCACCAACACGCTTGGCGACCGTTACGATGAGCTTACCGCCATTTCTGTCCACAGTGCTGTTTACAGCCAAATGGTCAAGAATGACGACATCGACTTTATCCCGGACTCCGAGGGCCGTCTGACCATTCCGACGTACCTTGGTCTTCGCGTTATCGTTGATGACGGTATGAACGTCGAAGCAGGTTCCACAGACGGCTTCAAGTACACCTCAGTACTCTTCGGTGCTGGTGCATTTGGCTACGGTGAAGGCAACCCCGAGGTTCCGGTAGAGATCGAGCGTTACGCAGATCAGGGCGACGGCGGCGGCGTTGAAACGCTGTGGGTTCGTAACACTTGGATTCTGCATCCGTTCGGCTTCCAGGCCACGGGCACGCCTTCAGGCGTTTCCTTCACGCAGGCCGAGCTTGCCACTGCGGCAACTGTTGACCGCGTAATTGAGCGGAAGAACATCCCGCTCGCATTCCTCATCACCAACTAAACCGAAAGGTAGGTGATCCGGCCTCGCCCCTCTACGGAGGGGCTGGCCCCTTACAACATAAAGGATTTCAAACATGGCTAACAAAGATGGTCTAGAGCCAAACAAGCCAATCGACTTTGAAACCCTCCAGCGCGTAAAACGCGCCCAGCGAGAGGCTGCTAAAGATGCCAAAGCGAAACCCAAAGGTAAGACCCGACGCGGAACTACCCGGACTGAGGACGTTCGCGAAACCGGGGAGTCTGGCGTTCCGAGCGTACTACGCTCAACAGCGCCGGAAGGATCGGAAGGATCGTAACGAGACGTGACTTACACTGTCGATCAATTTGGCCCAAGCGACCTTCTGACCAGTAAAAAGTTTGCTGTCCGCAGGGTGCAGGTTGACCCGGCAAACACGGGATTTTTCGACGGTCGTGAGTTTCGTTTCTTTCGTGAACTAGACATCCCGGCAGGAACTAGTCTCTGGACGCGCGTCACTGTAGATACTGGACAAGATGGTTTTATAATCAGAAACCAGACTATTGAGGCAGAAGAAGGCACCCTCAGGCTTAGGGTTTGGAAGGACACAAGTTTAACAAACCCTCCCGCATTCTCTGAGCCTGACGGTGTTACATCCAACGTACTGCCTAACAACACGCTACCTTCTGTCCCAGATTACACAAGAACAGCAGTTTTTGAGAATGGCGGCGATGCTGACCCAAACTTTGACGGCGACCCAGAGGTTGTTGACATTCTTCGCTCACGAAGTTCTGGTTCTACGTCAAAAGCCACCTCTAACTACATTCAGGCAGGCGGTGAACGAGGAGTAGGGCCGGGAAAGTACTGGTTACAGTTTGAGGCTATAGGCAACTCTGACGTTACTGGTCTTTATAACTTGATCTTTGAAGAGCGCATAGGACAGGGCTAATGCCACTAGAGATTGGTAAACGCTATCGAATCAACGGTCAGGTGGTCACTATTCGTGAGTCTCGCGCCCAAGGGAAACAAAAGGCAGCGATCACGTCCGAGGGGCGCACCATCAACTTCGGCTCAACAGAGAGCCGCATTCGCCCCGGTACACCAGCAGGCGATCAGTATTGCGCTCGCTCTGCCGGAATCAGCACCAGCGATAATCTATCTCCCAACGATCTAGCCCGTGCCGATTGGCACTGCGATGGGTCAGTAAGTCAAGAGGAGGGGCCGACGCCCCTAGATGACTGATGCCAGTACAGAGATGCCAAAAGAACGGACGCCGAGGCTGGAAGTGGGGATCATCAGGAACATGCTACGTCGGTCGTGGCGCTAAGGCTAGAGCAGAGCGACAAGGCCGAGCAATCAGAGCAAGCGGATATAGAGGCGGATAGACATGGCATACGGCACAGGTTCAGGTCTTACAGACTTTGCATCCGCTCGCGGCATTACGCTAGAGCAGAGCACAGACATTCTTCTGACACTAGCTCACGATTACATTGAAGCCCTTGAGTACATTGGGCAGATCACTAACGAAGGGCAGGCTAATCAGTGGCCGCGTAAGAACGCCTACATTGATGGCTTTGAACTAGATGATTCAGAAGTCCCACAGGACATCATCGACGCAGAGTATCAGACAGCGATTGCTATTGACCAAGGCAACAGCCCATTTGCCACAGTGACTCCGGCGATTAAGCGCGAGAGCGTAGACGTCCTATCTGTTGAGTATCAGGACGGCGCAAGCAACCGCAGCTTTGATCCGATGGTTCGCCTGAAACTGCGTAAGTATCTACGCGGCGGCACAGCCAGCACTAACATGGTCAGCGTGAGCCGAGTCTAATGGCTAAGTTTGACTACTCAGCATCTAGGGCGCTTGCAGACCGGCTGCTTAACCAGTTTGGTGCCTCTCTGACGTTCACACGGCAGTCTGGTGAGACTTTTGACCCTGCAACGGGCACAACCACCGCTTCAGAAGAAACATTCAGCAGAGACGTTGTTTGGCTGGACTACGATAACGATGATATTGACGGGTCTGTTGTGCAGCGCGGGGACGCTCGCCTTCTGATTCAGGGTGAAGTCAAGGTAGATGATCGAGTTGAGCGCAACGGCGAGAAGTGGCGCGTACTGACAGCCAGCCCTCTACAGCCAGCCTCAACAGTTATCTTTACCGAAGCACAAGTGAGGCAGTAGATGGACATTCGCACTGTTAGCAAGACACTTGATGTTCGGCTGTCTCAGATGCCCAACCTGCCTGATGTGGCTTGGCCTAACGTAGACTACACACCTAGCATTGATGAGATTCACCTTCAGGTAGCTAATTTGCCAGCCGGGGGTTCGCTTTTCAACATGGGCTACGCTCAGGAGACTCCGGGCGTTTATCAGGTAACAGTTGCAGGGCCAGTGGGCAACGGCGCTGGTCAGATCGAGCAGATGGCTTCTGATGTTTCAGATCACTTCGGCGCACAGCGCAACCTAGACAACAACATCTTTATTGAGTCGATTGACGTAGCGCCAGCACTTATTGATGACGTTTGGTACACAGTGCCTGTCTCTATTAACTGGAGAGTGATTGCCTGATGGCTAAAGAGAAAGACATCTCGCAACTGCTGACAGATGTCGCTCAGAAGTACAATCGGGGCATTGATGAAGTAGTTACAGACGTCGCGGTTTCGTTATCACAAAGAATCATCGAACGTACACCAGTAGGGCAGCCTTCTACTTGGCAGAACCCTAACTCAGCACCACCCGGATACGTTGGTGGTCGAGCAAGAGC